AAATGTCCTACTTCCCTAGCCAGCAGCAACGCTGGCAGGTCCAGACCTACGGGTACCTAATGACACACGGCCAGAAGATGCCGGTAGAACACGTCGCATTGGTGGCTATCAGCCGCGATGGGGACGAACGAGATGTGATTATGCACAAGGAGCCATACGACGAGGCTATCGCCTTAGAGGCGCTCCAGTGGCTTGCAGACATCAAGGTAATGACAGAATCACCGGCTCCAGAGAAAGACGCCGTATCGTACTGCAGTAACTTCTGCAAGTATTACGATGCCACCGGCGAGGTTGGATGCGTTGGTCTAAAAAAAGAGAACGCACCTACGGTCTTGATTAAGGAGTTGACCGTAGCCCAACAGTCAGAAAAATATCTACAAGTCGACAATGAAATTAAAATCTTGACAAAGGAAAAGGAATCGTTAAAGTCCCACCTTGAGGGGTACACCGGCGTCACAGAGAAAGGTATTCAGATAACCTGGACACCAGTTGCTGGTAGGCGTACAGTGGATTCCGATGAGGTGGAAAAACTACTAGGGTTTATTCCATACAAAGTAGGAAAAGAATCAATGCGGTTAGAAGTTAAATCAATCAACGAAAGCGGAGGAAATACAGATGGCAGCGAATGAATCAACCAAGATTCAGATTAACTTTAAGTGGGAGAAGGATGGCGATATGATTAACATATACGCCACCGACGATGCAGATGCAGCAGCACAACTGCAGGGCTTGCAGAACATCATCCCGATTGTCGCACAGACATCACAGATGCTACGTGGAGTAGCGCAAGTCAATCGTCCAAGCGTTCCAGTGCCAACCGAAGCAACAGCGACTGTTACTCCTATCAAGCCAGTAACACCTACTGCTACTGGAGTTGCACCTGCTTGCGCTCACGGAAATATGAATTGGCGTGAGTGGGATGACCGAGATAATCCAGGCACACGTAAAGGTGGATTCCTCTGCGCTGCACCAAAAGACTATACAGGGAGAAAGTGTAAGGCTGTCGGTGTTAAGAACGTATAAAGGTGCGAGAGCCATCACAGTTCGAGGACCCCGCGTGTAGGGGTCTCGACACAGAGATTTTTTATCCTGACCTATATGAGGCTTTTCAGTACTCAGACTATGCGTTGAAAACTATACGCAACATCTGTGGTGGCTGCGCTCATAGGTCTGAATGTCTGGAGTGGGCAGTACACCACGAAGGATTTGGTATCTGGGCAGGTACTACTGAGCGGCAACGTAGAGAACTACGTAAGCACGCAGGCATTTCACTAAGACTTCCGGAGTATAACCTTGATTGATTTACAAAGAGCGTGGCAAGGCACTCAGGCTAAGGCCGTTCCCTTACCTGATGTCTGGAAAGCGCTCGCCGGTAATCAGATGAAGTTCCGTAGAGGACAAGTCTGTATGGTTGCAGCGCAACCAAATGCTGGTAAGTCAATGTTTGCTCTGGTCTACGCAGCAAAGGCCAATGTACCTACGTTGTTCTTCTCTGCTGATACTGACGCTACGACTGTGGCTCTGCGCTCTGCAGCGCACAAGACACAGCACACACAGATAATGGTGGAGCAGAACCTGGAGTTAACACCAGAGTTCTATCGCTACCAGTTATTGCAAATGAATCATATCCGTTGGGTCTTTGACCCATCACCTACGCTGGATGATATTGAGTTAGAGGTAAAGGCTTACGTCGAACTCTTTGGCTATCCTCCAGAACTTATTGTTGTGGATAACCTATCGAATGTCGTTGCTGAGCAAGAGAATGAATGGTCTGGTCTGCGTGCGATTATGACTGAGTTTCACCACCTTGCTCGTACCACTGAGGCGTGCGTACTTGTGCTCCACCATACGTCGGAGCAAAGCGAGTTCGGGAAGGCGGATGCACCTCCACCCCGTCGGGCTATCCACGGCAAGATAAGTCAGTTACCTTCGATGATACTCACACTGGGATTTAATCCGAGTGATTCTATCCTCAAAGTCGCTGCAGTAAAGAACAGGTTTGGACCACACGCTGCCGATGGCACGATGTATTCAGAACTGTATGTTAATTATTCAACCTGCCAAATAGGAGACGCTGACGCACAAGGCAGGGCGTATAGAAACAGCGCCATAGCGGGAGTCGTATAATGAATTGGGAAATATTTTGGACAGGCATTGCTGTCCTAGCAGTCTATGAAGGAATCAAGTGGGCGGTCAATGCTTTTAGTTATTGGCAACTCAAGAAGGACTACGGTTCTATTGAGAATATCCTTGACCGAATCAACAACGAGGACTAATGACGAACAAGAACGGACGTAAGGGCAGTCTCTTTGAGACTGGCGTAATGAAATGGTTACGCGATAAAGGTGTTATCGCTGAGCGTCTGACTAAAGCCGGGGCTAAGGATGAGGGAGACCTGTACTGTATTGTCGCAGGTCAGACCTATATTCTAGAGTTGAAGAACCGGAAGAAAATAGATTTGCCTGCGTTCTGGGATGAAGCCATAACGGAGGCGAAGAACTATGCGAAGGCAAGAGGACTAGGGGAAGTCCCTCCTGCCTTCGTTGTAGTGAAGAGACGCAACCACGGGATAGATAAGTCGTGGGTCATTCAAGATTTAGAATCGTGGCTAAAGGAGAAGCAATGTTAGAACGAAAAGGAAATTGGCAAAGCGAAAAGACATATAGTAATTCACCACCTATGTATTCCTATCCTTGCGATTGTGGAATAACTATTGCAGGGCAGAGTGAGAAGGGACTCAATGGTTTATTGAAGAGACACATTGAGGATGCCATCTTTCATACGGAGAAGTAGTGGGCATCTGTAATAAGTGCGACCAAACTGTGGACTACTGCGATTGCATACCTCAGAAGTATCGTGAGCGGATAGCCCGAGAGATTGAAGATTTGCTATGCACCCGTGATGGATGGGCGCGTTGTCCGAGTGTGAATGAAGAACATTGTGACACTATAAGAGAAGTTACTAAAGCAATTCGAGGAGAATAATATGCCAGTACCACAAGGTGAGATAACAACAACAGAAACTATGAGCGGGTTAGTGCCAGAGCAGGAGGCGAAGACAGATGATAAGTCACTACCGAGTGATGGGCAAGGAGAGAGTGGTGTACAAGACAATACTGATGGCTAACTCACCAGAAGAGGCTAAGCAAAAGTTCTTGGGTATCCTCAAGCGAGGCGACCATAACTCCTATGATATGTACGTATCTGGGATAGAGATTGAAGTGGACCCAGTAGAAGAAGAGGCGTGATGAGTGAGGGATTTCGTAGGGCCAGAGGTAAGGGTAAGTCCGATGCCGGGTCGCTACAGATAATCCCTATCGTCAACCATTACGGCGGAGAGGTACGAGAGGGTAGGAACGTGAGCGTGCGTTGCTTCCTTCATCCGGACAAGAGACGAAGCGCTGTGATAGATACTATCAACCAGGTTTTTTACTGCCACACCTGCGCTCAGGGTGGCAATGCTATCAATATCGTGATGATTAAAGAGGGAGTCGATAAGCGTGATGCCTACAAAATCGCAACAGGAATTATTGAAAGGGCTGGCCTCACGTTACCACGCGGCGCTACAGGAAAATCCCGAGGCAATAGCGTATCTCGTAGGACGTGGACTATCTAAGGAAGCGGTTGAGTACGCACAGATAGGCGTCATTACTACCGAGTATGGACCGCACGAATCCTACGCTGGATGGATTTCTATTCCATACATCGTGCTATCAGGTGGGGTGGTAGGGTGGAAGTTTCGGAGATTGCACGAAGGCAATCCAAAGTACGGCTCGCCTGCAGGGCAGAAGTCGCACCTGTATAACGTGAGAGATTTAGATGTTGAGTCAGATGTTCTGGTCATCTGTGAGGGAGAGTTCGATACTCTCATCATCTCTCAGATGTTACAGATACCTGCGGTAGGTTGCCCTGGTGTAGCCAGTTGGAAAGAACACTTCCCTCGTTTAGTGCAAGGCAGAGAGCGTGTGTTGATTGTCGGAGACAATGACGACAAGATAGACGGCTCCAATCCTGGACAAGACTTCGCTCGGCGTGTCGCACAGGAGGTACCTAACGCACAAATAGTACAATTACCATCTGGTATGGACATAACGGACTGTTACCTAGCGGAGGGACCGGAGAAACTACGTGAACGATTGGCCCTCTAATGGAAAGAGAAACGATGGACAGCGTGATTTATACCTTGAATGGGTTAGGGTTTCGTGTAGTGGAGATAGATATGGAGCGTGGGAGACTGTGGATAGAGATACCACCCGTACGCCACTAGCAGACCACCCTGCTGTAATGGCTTACCGCAAAGGCGTAAGCACTGAGGACTTAGTATCCTTTATAGAATCTTTTGCCTCCCTCCGAGCCAGTCGTGTGCGTGGTGTGGGTGCGACACAGTACGCACACGCAACTGGTCAGAGGTTTGAGCAATACTCTTTGGATGACACCATCCGGGAGTTGGTTGAAGAGTTAGCAGATGCTAGCAATTACCTGGACTTTCTTGCTATCAGGGTACTGAGCCTATCTCCTACTATCAAGGAGTCGATTATAGATTGTGACTAGAATCCTTCCAGAGGGCGTCGACGAGTTGGTGAAAGAGAGAGCAGCGGTAGTACACAGAAGGTACGGCCGTTGGGTAGATAGAGAAGATTTAATTCAGGAAGGGATGCTCTGGTGTGTAACCAGAGTGGACTACATCAGTCAGGCATTTGATGAGCCAGATGCCGAGGCTCGTAAATATAATCTCAAGCGTGTGGGTTGGCAGATACTTCGTGCGTGCGAGCGTTATGCTCGCAAGGAAAAGGCACATCGCTCCGGCTATCTGACCGGAGATG